GAACTGGCCGACTACGTAAATGCTTATGATCAGAAGATGGTTATGGCAAGAGAGAACATTGCCGATAGAGGTATATGGACTGCGAAGAAACGTTATATTTTAAATGTATGGGATAGTGAAGGAGTCAGATATGAAGAACCAAAATTAAAAATGATGGGTATTGAAGCAGTTAAATCTTCAACACCAGCACCTTGTCGTCAGATGATTAAGGATGCACTTAAACTGATGATGAATGATACTGAGGAGAATGTTCAAAAATATATTGAAGAATGTAGAACTAAGTTTAGAAAACTTCCACCTGAGGATATTGCATTTCCTCGCACAGCATCTAATGTTCAGAAGTATAAAGCATCTTCTACGATATATGCAAAAGGAACTCCTATACATATACGGGGTGCATTACTTTTTAACCATTATGTTAAGCAGAAAAAACTGACTAATAAGTATTCACCAATCGGTAATGGGGAAAAGGTTAAGTTCCTCTATTTAAAAAAGCCGAATATTATTCAAGAGAATGTGATTTCCTTTATACAGGATTTCCCACATGAAATTGGACTTGACAAATACATTGATTATGACCTACAATTTGAGAAGAGTTTCGTTGAACCACTCAGGGCTATTCTCGATGCGATAGGATGGAACGTGGAACAAACTGTAAACTTAGAATCCTTTTTCTCTTAAATGGACTTACCTATTAATGACAACGATTTAGATACAATAGTTAAAGCACTTGCCTTAGGTGGTGATGCTAGACTGTATCATCTATTAAAAGGAGTACGGGAGGATAGACAAGTTGACTTTAAAACAAGAGAGTCTATGATGGAAGAAGGAACTGTTAAGATTTATTCTGAATCTGATGATTATCAATGCAAACATGGAGAGTGTGACATCTAATGGATTTACCTATTAATGAAGATGAGTTTGATGTAATTATCAAGTCTATTGATAATAATACTGAACTATATAAAAAGTTAAAATTGACACAAGATCTTATGGAGGATGGTCAACCTTATAAGAAAATACTTCGTGAAAGATATGGTTATGTTGCATAATGTTTTTTAAAAAATTGAGTTTGGTAACAGGTGGATTTGATCCAATCCACAGTGGTCATATAGCATATTTTGAAAGAGCAAAAGATCTTTCTGGATATCTTGTAGTAGGAATTAATACAGAAGAATGGTTAACTGCTAAGAAGGGTCAATATTTTCAATCTTGGGTTGAACGTGCTGAGATCATAAGACATTTAGATATGGTAGATGCAGTGATTACAGTTCCAGATGATGAAGAAGGATCTGCCTGTGGTGCTATTGCTAAGTGTTTAGAAATTTCTGAAAAGGTTATTTTCTGTAATGGTGGAGATAGGGGTAAAGATAATACTCCTGAAAATGTTAAATATGGTGAAGATCCTAGAATACAATTTGAGTATAGTATTGGTGGGGATGATAAAATGAATAGTAGCTCTTGGATTTTAAGAGGATACTTTGAAAGACAACGTAAATTATTAGGAATATGATTTTACCAGGATCTACTGTTATTGTCAAAAATCCAACTTCCATTTATAATGGATATGAGGGTTGTGTTCAGAGAATTACTGAAAATAAAGTTGCTGTTCTTATGGATCAGCATACCCCTTGGGATAAGATGATTACTTTCCAATTAAAAGAGTTGGAAGAAAAGACTACAGGATTTCAATATTATCCTGTCAAACCTATGAAGAAAAAGTGATGGATTTTTTAAAAGACATAGTAAAAGAAATCGGAGATGAGTACACACAACTCGCAGCAGACATCGACGGAAGAGAAAGATTCGTCGATACAGGATCGTTCATATTTAATGGACTTGTTAGTGGCTCCATTTTTGGTGGTGTTTCTTCTAATAAGATTACTGCCATTGCTGGTGAGTCTAGTACTGGCAAAACTTTTTTCTCCCTCGCAGTGGTTAAGAACTTCCTTGATTCTAATCCTGATGGTTATTGTCTTTATTTTGATACTGAAGCCGCCGTTAATAAAGGATTACTTGAATCTCGTGGAATTGATTTGAACCGTGTGGTTGTTATAAATGTAGTTACAATTGAAGAATTCCGTACCAAGGCACTTAAAGCAGTAGATATATACTTAAAGAAGAGTGAAGACGAACGCAAACCTTGTATGTTTGTGTTAGATTCATTGGGTATGCTCTCGACGGAGAAGGAAATAACTGATGCGTTGAATGATAAGCAGGTTAGAGACATGACCAAATCTCAACTTGTTAAGGGAGCATTTAGAATGCTTACTCTTAAACTTGGTCAAGCAAACATTCCCCTTATAGTTACAAATCACACCTACGATGTTATCGGCAGTTACGTCCCTACTAAAGAAATGGGAGGCGGCTCTGGTCTCAAATATGCCGCAAGTACGATCATTTATCTCAGCAAAAAAAAGGAAAAGGATCAGAAAGAGGTTATTGGAAACCTTATTAAAGCTAAGACACATAAATCAAGACTCTCAAAAGAAAACAAAGAAGTAAACATACGTCTTTATTATGATGAAAGAGGTCTTGACAGATACTATGGTCTCTTAGAATTAGGAGAGCTTGGTGGCATGTGGAAAAATGTTGCTGGAAGATATGAAATAAATGGTAAAAAGATATATGGTAAAGAAATCCTTAAGAATCCCACAGAATACTTTACTGATGATATAATGGAAGAACTTGATAGTATTGCTAAATCTGTATTCTCTTATGGAACGAATTGAGACCACTATTCTCAGGAACTTAATTTTCAATGAAGAGTATTCACGTAAGGTAATACCTTTTATTCAACCAGAATATTTTGAACAGAGATCTGAAAAGATAATATTTGAAGAGATAACTAAGTTCATTGTTAAGTATGGATCTGCTATTACTATTGAAGCTCTGAATATTGAGACTGAAAATAGAACAGATCTTAATGAAAATGAAGTTAAAGACATTAGAGATATTAATAATTCTCTAACTGATTCAGTTGTTGATGATCAATGGTTAATAGATACTACTGAAAAGTGGTGTAGAGATAGAGCAATTTATCTTGCACTAATGGAATCTATTGCATTAGCAGATGGACAGGATGACAAGAAAGGAAGGGATGCTATTCCTAGTATTCTGTCTGATGCTTTGGCTGTTTCTTTCGATAATCATATAGGACACGATTACTTACAGGATTACGAAGATCGTTATGAGTCATATCACAGAAAAGAAGACCTCATTCCGTTCGATCTCGAATTTTTCAACAAGATTACAAAGGGTGGCCTTCCAAATAAAACACTCAATATTGCTCTCGCTGGCACTGGTGTTGGTAAGTCTTTGTTTATGTGTCATGTCGCAAGCAGTGTGTTACTCCAAGGCAAGAACGTATTATACATCACGCTTGAGATGGCTGAGGAGAAAATTGCTGAAAGAATTGATGCTAATCTTTTAAATGTTCCTATTCAAGATATAGCAGACTTACCCAAACCTATGTTTGAAAACAAGGTTACTGCATTATCTAAGAAAACACAGGGAACATTAATTATTAAAGAATATCCTACTGCATCTGCTCATTCAGGACATTTTAAAGCATTATTAAATGAACTTTCTTTGAAGAAATCATTTAAACCTGATATAATATTTGTTGATTATTTAAATATTTGTGCATCATCTAGACATAAAGCAAATGCATCTGTTAACTCCTATTCGTATATTAAAGCAATTGCAGAAGAACTCCGTGGACTTGCAGTTGAATTCAACCTCCCAATTGTATCCGCTACTCAAACAACTCGTAGTGGTTTTGCTAGCTCTGATGTCGATCTTACTGATACCTCTGAGTCGTTCGGTCTTCCCGCTACTGCTGACCTTATGTTTGCTCTTATTAGTACAGAAGAGTTGGAAGGTTTAAATCAAATAATGGTTAAGCAATTAAAGAATAGATATAATGATCCTACAATCTTTAAAAGATTTGTTGTGGGTATTGATCGTGCAAAGATGAGATTATATGACTGTGAACAAAAGGCACAGGATGATATACTTGACAATGGTAAAGAAGAAGAGTATAATCCTAATGAGGAAAAGAAACCTAAAAAATCTTTTGCTGAATTCAAATTTTAATCATGGCAGATCCATATCCCGCAGTTGGTAGTAACTATCGACCACCTATTCAACCTTCTACAAC